ACCGTTGTCTATGCCTGTGACAGTTGCACCCGAGGCCAATGCCAATGACGTTCCCACTGATAGTGTGTTGCCTAGAGTGGTCGCACCAGGCACATTCAATGTACCTGTAGTTTGAATGTTCTCCGCGATCGTGATCTGTGTAGAATCATCTGAACTCATTGTTGTGCCAACGAACTTCATTGCACCCAGTTTGATGCTACCTGTGCCGTTTGGCGTGAGTGTTACGTCGCCATTAGTGACACCTGTTGTTATTGCATTGTTGTTTACGTCTAAGTTGGCGTCTAGTGTGTTGATGTCATTGTCACCGCCGTAAAGTTCTACGAAGTTGTCATTGATCTTGTCAAATGCTGTTCTTAATGGATCGCCTGTGCCATCATTTGCACTTGATCCGATGTTGATTGGTTGTCTAGCCATGTTTTATAATTCCTTTTGTTACGGGTATTTATTGTTAATTCTATAAACCTAATGTAATTATTATATGTCTATTGCTATACGTTGGAATTTGAATACAATGCTATTGTCGGTAATGTTCGTGACCTTAAGTTGTACATTGTCACCACTTATTCCAACTGTGTAGGTCCCTAGACCTGTTGTGTAGTCACTGACTGACCCAAACGTTGATAGGTATGCTGTTGTGCCGTCGTGTATCACGTTGGCTTCTAGCAATTCAAATCTGCTGTTTGTGGCGTCTGTGGCAGATATAAAGTATTTTGCACTTCTGTAAACTGTTTTATCGAACGTGTTAAGCACACTGGTTGCCGAGCTGGAGATAGTTGTGGTAGCGTCTGCCAAATCTGAATGACTCAATGACACACCCGCCGTTGCAAATGAAAGCACTCCAAGTCCATTCGTTGTTAAAAACTTGCCCGCAGTGTCGTCCGAGGTTGGAAAAGTGAAACCACTTATCCTCACACCACCTGATCCGCTACCGCTCAACTCTAGGGTAGAATTTGATGCATTGGTCGATATTGTGTTGTCTGATATGGTTATCCCGTCGATGGTTAAACTTTCAGTTGTGCTCAATGTAGTGAACGTTCCCGCCGCCGGTGTTGATCCACCTATCACTGTGTTGTTTATTGTACCACCAATTATGTCTGGCGCAGTCATAATGACTTTTCCAGTTCCATTGGCCGATATCTCTAGATTGGCGTTGGATGCGTTTGTTGTAATCGTGTTGTCTTTGATTCTGACAGCGTCAACGTCTAGTTGACCTGTGATTGTTTCTGTGCCTGTAACGGCAACGTTTCCAACTGTAGTGACGGCCGCCGTTACAAGTCCTGGGATAATTTCAACTATGCCTGAACCACTACCACCAGATAATTGTAAGTTAGAGTTTGATACTGTTGTTTTGATTGTGTTGTCGGTGATGTTGATGTTTGAATCAACAGTCAAGTTTGACATCTTAACAATACCTGTTCCACCTGGAGTCAAATTTATATCTGCGTTTGAACTGGAACTGATTGTGTTATCATTCAGTATCAGATTATCAATGGTGATCCCTCCTCCGCCGAACGTTGTAGCACCCGTCACAGTCAATGCTCCCAATGTGGATAATCCACTTACGTCCAAAGTACCAGTTGTGGTCAAATTCTCATTGCCGAAATCGATCTCACCCGACGAATCTGTTATTGATGCACCTGCCAACGTAAGAGTTCCAGATGTAACAGAGCCTGTTGTTGTTAAATTCTCGTTGCCAAAACTTATTGCTCCACTCGAGTCAGTGATTGATCCATTTGACAGTGTTAGATTGCCTATCGTGGATCCTGTGCCACTGTTGATTGTTCCTGTAGACGTTAGATTCTCATTTCCAAAACTTATAGCACCTGACGAATCCACAATAGAGCCACTTGACATGGTTACATTACCAACGGCCAGTGTACCTGTCGTGGACAAGTTCTCATTGCCAAAACTTATGGCACCTGATGAATCCGTTATTGATCCATTCCCCAGTGTAAGGTTGCCAATAGTTGATCCTGTGCCACTGTTGATTGTTCCTGTAGACGTTAGATTCTCGTTGCCAAAACTGATTGCACCACTTGAATCCACAATGGAACCACTTGAAAGTGTGACATTGCCAACCGCTAGTGTACCTGTTGTGGACAAGTTCTCGTTTCCGAAACTTATTGCTCCACTTGAGTCTGTTATTGATCCATTGGCCAGTGTTAGATTGCCCAGTGTAGATCCTGTTGCTCCTGCAATGGTACCTGTAGTGCTTAGATTCTCATCTCCAAAACTTATTGCTCCTGTTGAGTCAGTGATCGAACCGTTTGCCACTGTAATTGTTCCAAAAACTGAACCAGTTGCGGCCGTTATTGTTCCCGTCGTTGTTAGATTTTCATTGCCAAAACTGATGGCACCACTAGAGTCTGTAATAGATCCGTCTGCAAGTGTTAGGTTACCGATCGTGGTTCCTGAACCTGCTGAAACGGTACCTGCAAATGTTGTTGCCCCGGACACTGACAGTGTTCCGTCTACTATAAGTCCTTCGTTGATGTTGATAGTAGCCGAGTCTGATGAACTCAACGTCGTTCCTGATATTGACATGGCACCAAACACCACCGAACCTGTCCCGCTAGGTAGCAGGTTGATGTCCTCGTTTGATCTTGTGCCCTCGATGTTGTTATCGTTGATCATGATGGCAGGGAATAAAACTGCACCAGTGCCCGCTGGTTTGAAAACAATGTCATCATTCGACCTCACAGCAGTTATTTCGTTACCGGCGAATGTAAGTGTATCCGTGCTTATTCCAGGAGCACTATACAAGTCAGTGAAATTTTCATTCACTTTTTGCATCGCGGATCGTAGATTATCTCCTGTTCCGTCGTTTGCGTTTGTTCCTATGTTTAGTGTCTGTTTTGCCATGTTTATATGTCGATAACCCTTCTAACTACTTTGACCACGTGATCGTTAGTGTTATTTATTGTGCCCCTGAGTCGCAAATTGCCGCTGTCGATATCTGCTGTCATGGTGATCAACCCAGTTGAAGTTCCTATTGCTCCGAATATGCTCATGTAGGCTGTGGAACCATCGTGCATCACATTGGCCTCAAAGGATTCAAAGTTTCCACCCGCCGTATCCACCACTTGCACATTATATTTGGCAGATCTGAACGCTGTTGCACTCACTGAATCAATTGTTGCCGTGGCAGAGGACGTGCCCGGACCCCTTGTTAAGTTTACCCTGTATGCGTTTACTTTTGTAGAACCACCTGATGTTGAAGTCGCCGACAATGTCGTGGTGCTTCCTGCATGGCCGACTGATAATATGATCTGATCTGTGCCTTTCGTTGACGTGAGTCCGTACTGTTGCACGAATGCGTTTGTGCCATCACTGACCACCGCCGCCTCACAGATCGCTGAGTGACCTTCTGAAGCATTGTGGGAAACTATCACGTAGTGTGCCGCTTGGTATGTGCCAGTGCTGAAAGTGTCCAGAGTCGTTGTCGAACTGGAAACTGTGACATCTCCTATCACGTTGATGTTTGTTGAACTCCTGTCTGCCTCGTTGTCCGCCAGTATGATCCTGTATGCGTGTACTCTTAGATTCGGTTCAAGACCGGCCGCCTTGACCTCAACGTTACTACCGTTTATGGCCGCAGTCAAGGTCACAAGGTCGTTGTTGCCTGTGTTGACTATGTTGTAGGTTGATATGAAAGCAGTTGTTCCGTTGTGTACCACGTTACACTCTATGTTACTCAATTCTGTTTTGGATGCGTTGTTCACAGAGATGTAATACTTGGCTCCCCTGAATGATCCGTGTGCCCATGAGTCAATTACTTCACTTGCACTGTCCACGTCTGTGTTGATCACGACGGCCGCTTCGTCCTCACCGGAATATCCTGTGGAGTCATTGTCTCCCAGGCCTATCCTGTAGTAGGAAACACTGTTCTCGGGGGAACTACCTGTGCCTAGCAATCTCACAGACCCACTTGAAATGTCAGCGGTTGACGTGACATGATTGTTTGTCCCTGTCTTTGCATTTATAGTGCTTGTGATGAAAGCATTTGAGTTGTTATGCACCACGGAGTGTTTGGTGACTTCGAACTCATCGCTGGCATCATCTCTGTTGACTGCCAGGTACCATGCACTGTCATATTTTGAGGTCGCAAAACTGTTCTGCACTGCGGTGCCAGATTCTATCCTGTCGTGCGTTCCAACAGCAGTGACATGATCTATTTCCGTAATATCTGTGAATGAAATTGTTTTAGAAGCGTCTTGAATGCTAGACACACCGAACAAGATAGCGGAAGTCACCCATGACAATTGACCGCTTCCATCTGTCTGGATAAGTTGTCCTGTGTTTCCATCTGAGTTGGGCAGATTTAGGACGCCGTTGATGTTCACATACCCTGATCCATTGGCGGCAAATTCGAGGTCGTCATTTGATCTATGTGCAGTGATAGTATTATCTGTGATCCTGACACCGGCCGCATCGAACGAAGTATTCGTAAATGATGGAAATGAAGTGAACGTTCCCGCCGCTGGGGTAGTTGCGCCTATCACGATATTGTCTATCGTGGTGTTAGTTATTTCGACTTTGTCAACAACAGGGTTTCCGCTTCCATTGCCTGATAGCTCAAGGTTTGAGTTGGACTCGTCTGTTGATATCTTGTTGTCTTTAATTTGTATTCCTTCAACGTCTAGTTGTCCGGTTATTGTTTTGGCACCTGTGATACCAACGTTGCCTGTTGTGGTTACGGCGGCTGTGGTAAGTCCGGTTATGATCTCCACATTTCCGGAACCATTCCCATTCAACACAAGATTATCATTGGACCTTGTGACCTTGATCACGTTGTCTTTTAGGTCAATGCTGGAGTCTATGGTAAGATTACTCACGTTGACGATCCCTGTTCCACCAGGAGTCAGCACTAGATCCGCATTTGAACTGGTTGAAATTATATTGTCATTGAATGTGAGGTTGTCTACTGTTGTCGAGGCCGCGAAAGATGTCACTCCGGACACTGTTGCCATACTGCCGAGTGTGGTCAACCCACTGACGTCCAAAGTACCGGTTGTGGTTAGATTGTCATTGCCGAAACTGATGGCACCTGTTGTGTCCGTGATAGAACCACTGCCGGCAGACAGTGAGCTACCGATTGCCATGCTTGAGGCCGATGTTGTCAGGTTCTCATTGCCGAAACTTATGGTACCAGACGAATCCGTTATGGATCCATTGGCCAGCGTTAGATTACCTATAGTGGAACCTGTTGCCCTGGCTATTGTGCCTGTCGTGGTTACGTTTTCATTGCCAAAATCTATGGCACCTGATGAATCCGTTATGGATCCATTGGCCACTGTCAATGTATTGTTGATGGCAATTGAGGTTGAAGTAGTTGTCAGGTTCTCATCGCCGAAACTTATGGCACCTGATGAATCCGTTATTGATCCATTGGCCAATGTTAGATTACCAATGGTAGATCCTGTTGCTCTTGCAATGGTACCGGTTGTGGTTACGTTCTCGTTGCCGAAACTGATGGCACCTGATGAATCAGTTATGGATCCGTTGGCTACAGTAAGTGTGCTGTTGATCGCAATGGATGTTGCAGTGGTTGTTAGGTTCTCGTTACCAAAACTTATGGCACCTGATGAATCTGTTATGGAACCATCTGCAAAAGTTAGGTTACCAAGAGTGGAACCAGAGCCGGCTGTTATTGTTCCTGTTGTGGAAAGGTTTTCATTGCCGAAGCTTATGGCACCCGATGAGTCTGTGATTGATCCGTCATCGAGCAAAATATTACCTGCGGCAAGACACGGTCCCGATTGAAAAGTACCTGTCGTTGTCAGATTCTCGTTTCCGAAACTTATCGCTCCAGTCGAATCAGTTATGGATCCATCTGCGAATGTGAGTGTTCCGTAACTTGATCCTGAGGCGAATGTTTGGGCACCACTGAATGCGAACGTACCACCAAAGGTACCGGATCCGTCTACTATTAAATTTTCATTTATGTTTACACTTGTTGAATCTGGCGAACTTATGGTTGTTCCACCGAAAGCAAGTCCGGCTATGGTCACCCTGCCCGTTCCATTGGGTGTAATTTTTAGGTCATCGTTTGATCTGGTCAGTTTGATGTTGTTGTCTTCGAAAGTAAGGGCGGGGAACACCACGTTTCCTGTGCCCGAAGGTGACAGAACGATGTCCGCATTTGAAGATTCCGATGTAATGTTATTTCCTCTGAATTTTATATCACCAACATGTGCCGGAAGTGCATAAACTTCTGTGAAATTTTCATTGATCTTGACACCGGCTCTCCTGATAGTATCGCCCGTGCCATCGTCAGCCAATGCTCCAATGTTAATTGTTTGTTGTGCCATCCAAAACGCTCACCTTCTATTAGACGCTTACTTTGACCGTAGCACCGTCTCGGTATAGTCTTCCTACAACCCCTGGGTCAGAAGTTGGAAGTGCTGTGAAGTCTATCTGTGCGCCTGTTACTTTTAAATTTCCATTTACATCAACCGCTTCCGCTATTGATATTTTTGTCGAGTCATCTGAACTGATGGTAGTACCATTCACTTTAATAGCACCTACAATGATATTTCCTGTGCCATTGGCACTCAATGTTAGATCTGCATTGGTTGTGATAGGTGTTATAGCACTGTTGTTGATCTGCAATTGGTCTATTTCAACAACACCTGCACCGTTCGGTTGAACCTTTACATTACCATTAGTGACACTGGTTGTCAACAATCCTGTGTCACCATCGCCTACGAGTGAAAACACCTCTTCAAAGTTGGTGTTGA